ACCGCTTCAAAGCCGACGCCGCCATGGGACATTACGCAATACCTGCTTGGATCAGTTTCAGGGTCACGGTTCCCGCGCCTGAGTTCATGGTGATACGAATTGCGGTCACAGGAAAAGCATAGTTTCCGTCTGCATTTGCGATTGCCGCAGCTACAGTCGGGTGGGGAAACCAGGTGGAAAAACCAACCGCCGGATCGTCAAAAGTATGCTGAACCGTGTAATTTACCGTTCCAGTCTTTACCACTCCAAATCCAACATTGAAAGGAGTGGCATTTAAATTCATTACAATTGGAGTGCTTGAGCCAGCTCCTGTTTGGCTTACGGTTTGTAATTTCATCTGTTATTCCTTAAAAAGCGGGGGCTTTCGCCCCCACTCCATTTAGCATGAACCACCGTACCGCATTTGCTTTCCGTATTTGCTGTAAATCTCTACATCTTTAGATTTAGCAGCCTTCATGGCCGGTGCATTTTCCTTATCAAACGTCTTGGTTAGACGCTTTTCAGCGGGAGTCATGACCTGGCCACCTTTTTTGAAGGTTCCGGAAAGTTGATTGATGCTAACGGGTGTGGAAGGTTTTTTATGACCTTGAGGCATGGACTTAGCCTTGCCTGAATCATTTACCGACCCACCCTTAGCATACTTTTTTGCGGCACCGCCTTTCTTATAACCACCGCCATTACCAAGTTTTACATCGCCGGTTTTAGCTGGTGAATGGTCAGGTTTGGTTGTAACCATCTTGGTATTGCGATACACCCCACCTTGATTTTCGGTGTTGATAATACCACCATGCTTATAACCGCCTTGACCATTTACTACGCCACCGGTTTTGTAACCACCTTGGCCTTTAACAACGCCGCCGGTCTTTAGTCCTTTATGAGCTTTGGAAGCAGGCATACTTTTATGCTTCTTAAACTCACTAGCAACTTTCATTTCCTTAGCGTGTTCGGCTTTGGTTTCACCGCCTTCTTTCATCATGGGGCGCGCCGGTCGTGCTGGGCGCATAGGCATACGCGGTGCCGGTCGTGCCATAGCACGTCCAACAGGCATAGGCATGGGCGCACGCATACCAGACATACCACCATCCAACATTTTCTTAACTTTTGCACTGCCACCTTTTTTCATGGTGACGGCGCCGCCTTTTTTGAGCTTAAGCTCAACGGAAGGCTCCGTAGTCATCATCTTGACCATCGGCTTAAATTCACCCATATCTGGCTCCTTAGGTTAGAACCCCGGAAGGTTTCCCCTCCGGGAGTTCATCAGGTCGGATTTGTACCGATACCACCATCAGCCGCTGCCGGCTGAGGCATATCAATATAAATCTGTCCACGGGTGGTAGCGTCCGAACCGTACTCCGAAATGCCAACCATCATTGTGTTTTGCACGACCACTTGGCCGCCTGAGGATGCCGGTAGAGTGGCAAACGCAGACAGGGTTGTGGAGGTAGAGCCCACATTATTGATGAATGAGCAGTTCTTAAAGACTTGATAGCGGTCCATGCCTGAAGCGGCAGAAACCAACAGACCAAGCGGAGTTCCGGCAGATGCTTGGAACGGAAATACGCAGCTATCAAAGATGTTGCGAGCCGTACCACCAGCCAGTTCAACAGTCGCATTCGCACCGCTACGGGCAACAGTATCGCCACCCAAAACGCAATTAATGAAGGTGTGCTCACCACCACCATTGAGTTTCAGAGTACGCGAGTTGGCACCAGTAGCAGAGGTGCTATCGGCCATACCGTAGATGTTGACATTGCTATATGCATTGCGACCGCCAGAGTCGGTCCAAGCAATCATACCGTTTGCGCCTGTGGAGAAACCACAGAACACAGACAGGTTAGCAAAGTAACAACCCGATGCGGTGACATTGATAAATGCCAAGCTATTGAAAGTTGCTTGTGTATAAGTACCCGTTGGAGGAGCAATACGTGCCCGCTGAGCGACCATAGTCGGCGCAGCCACACCAATCAGGTGCGTGGCGTTCTTGTTCCAATTCAGAGTACCTGCGGTTGCCGATGAATCAATCGTTTGCGCAAGAGCGGTTGACAATCGCGCAGAACCGGCAGAGGTGCCATCGCCCATCAGGACAACGACATCGTTATTGCCGGCCGTGCACTTGGCCAATGCTCCATACAAAGTCTTGAGCGGCAGCTCTGGTGTGCCATCGTTACCATCAGCACCATTTACCGGGTCTACAAAGTAGTAGTTACCGGTAAATGGAAGGCCACCAATGGTTCCGAGAACAGGCACACCAAAACTAGTAATCCCATTAGGGAAATTAGTCAGCATGATTTTCTCCTGTTCTCAGACGATTAAATACCAGGCGTTCCGTACATCGCGCGAGGATCGGTAAAGCCAACGTCATAACGCTCGGTTGCTTTGTACCGCATAGAATCGGTTTCAAAGTCACCTTCCATGGTCTTTTCAAGGCCACGGCGCATCATCAGCTTCATACCCTCAGGCGCGTCGGTTTGCACCCACCATGCAGTCGCGGAGGTCAGACGCGACAAAACGGCAGCACCCTCATCGAGCAGTCCAATGGACTTGATCGGGTTGATGTCGTTGTTAGCGTTGCCTGCACGAAGCACTGACTTCAGCAAAACTTCAGCTTGGAAGACGTTGCCAGGAGCAACCACCAGTTGGCGGGGCACCAGACGAATCTTCTTGCCGTTGTTATCCACTGCCTGACGAATTTGGATGAGCATCTGCTCAAGCGAGGTCTGCGACAGGTTAGCAGGTGTAGTCAGCAGGTTGCTGAAGGTACCGTTTACGATCGGGTGCGAGGTGGAGTTCAATTGAACGCCGTCGCCGCCGGGGTAAGCGGAGTTAAATGCACGGTTGAGCACGTTTGCGCTTAGTGTCTCTTTGGTCTCAATCAGAGATTGAGCCAGATGACGAGCGTAAACTTGACCAATACGAATATGGTCGCCGTCTTCCACCAGCACTTTGGTCAATGCAAAGGCCAGGCCATAGACATTGTACACATAACGCTTGAGGAAGAGCACACCACCTTGCTGATAGGTAACCGGAGTTCCATCAGGCAGTTGCGGCGCGGCGCCAAATCCATACAGGACCGGCTCTTCATGGTAATTGCGGGGAATACCTTGCTGCTCACGGAAAACCCGTGACCATTCATCGGTACGTTGATCGTAGACTCCATCGAAGCATTCATTGAGGATTGGCTCAACTATACTTCTAAAGTCGGTACTGCGCATCGGGGCTGCCATTTACATACCCTCCTTAAATGGCGTTCACAGTACCTGCGTACTGAGACTCGCTGATTTGTACCCGTACAATCGTGTACGCATCTCCCCAAGCGTTATCCGGATAGGGGGCTATATCAATGACACGACACTGCTTGGCAGCACCCGAACCAGCAGCCGAAGTACCTAGGGTAGCTTGCGACAGACCAGTCGTGGTTGAGCCTGCAGTCTCATTTGTGATATCAAACTCATCACCAACAGCAGCTTGTGTTAAGCTACCTGCAGCCTGAATCTCATACACAATGTTTGCGTCTTGATAAAAGTAAACAACAACCGAGCCAACTTGGAATGATTCATTGGCAGGCCAGTAATTGCTTACACGGCGGCGACCAGTGGCATCAGTCCACTCAACACCGGCAAACGCTCCAAGGAACGCTTCACCAGTAGCAGCGGGCTCAATCCAACCGGCCGTGTTCATTTTTACAGGTTGACCTTTGAGAATGTTGCTGGCAAAACCAGCTGAAACATTCCCTGAGGTCGACACTGCTTGAATACCGTTTGCAAGTGCGAAGGCGCGATCCAGACCAGAAGGATGGAACGCCGGGCGCAATCCAAACGGAGCAGAAGTAGCACTCATAAGAGTCCTTTCACAGTTTGGTTATGTCCATCACCTATTCGAAGACAGGTGGACGAACGTGGGCGTCAGTATCTATGCCATCGCCCTCAACCGATACTAGTGAACGACCTTGTTTATCGCGAGCACCTTGTAATTGCTCTTGTTGCACACGAATTTTATCTTGCTCTTCCAATGGCGCGCGATGGTGCAAATCCATCATAATTTCTTGATAGATTTCCATGGGCATTTTATAGAGAAGCATTTCATTGCAAGCAACAAAACCTACATGCTCACCTGATTTCACTTTTAAATGCTCAAAGCCGGGCAGTTCATCGGCTTTCACTGGTTCATAGCCCAGTCGCATTCTTTTATGAATGGGGTCGTAACCGTTGGTTGAAGATAGCCAACATAGATGGTAGCCGGGAATTTCCGGCGGGGTCGGAAGGGCTTCTTGTAACCACTCCGAGCGGAACATCTTACGACGTTCCTCGGATAATGCAAAATTTTCTTCAGGCGCTGCGCGCGGTGCATCTTCTTGTGCGCGATTTTCGCGGCCTGCTCTAACATTACGTTTAATTCTTTCATCCATGATATCAGCTCCGTGCCTTGTTTTGTTTATCCCACTCGCGGAATTTATTGATCATCTTTGCGCGTGCACTGGGGTCATCCCACATGCCTGCGTCTTTAATCGCTTTAACGCGCTCAGGATCTAGCCTAAATTCATTAGGCTTGAGTGAGCCAGTTGTTTCGCGACCGGAAGATGTCACTACAGACCTCGGTTTCTGATTTCTGATGGGGGGATTATACCCATTTGTGTAGCGATGGGGAAGGTATTTTTGCAACCGCTCGTCAAGCTCTTCCCAATAGTCTGCAAGCGATGGGTCAAAGCCTTCTTCGGTTAAAGCTTGATCGATAGTTTGCGCAACTCGTGAATCATGATCACGAAGCTGCGGATCATACCAATCATTCTTCTCCATCCAACGCGTAGCCATGCGCTGAACCATAGGATCAGGCACTTGGATGTTATTTTGCTTAGGCTGACTGATCTGCTTATTGGCATTCTCTTTAATAGATTGCAGAGATTCCAACTGTCGCATGCTGTCGTACCAAAGTTGCTGTGCTTTGGTTACTTCAGCGCCATCACGAGCATTGACTGCTTCTTGCAACTTCATTTTGGCATACTCTACACGAGTACCAGCATCGTCAATTGCTTTTTCTAATCGTGCTAACTCAGCGCCTGAGGTTCTTTTCTCTAAAACTGCTAGTCTTTCAGCTAACTCGGAGTTTTGCTTTTTAAGAGCAGTAATTAGATGGTTAGATTCACGAGCTTTTTCCTTATGAATCTGCTTTTTAAGCTTTCTTTCCTCACGACGGGCCACTCTAATGGCCTCGCGATCCGGATCTGTGGTAGATCCTTCATCTTGTATGTCATCACCACCTTCATCGTCACTTTCTTGTGCATCTTGTGCACTTTCTGACTCAATAGGCGGTGCTTTTACCTCTTCTTGAGGCGCAGATTGTGGCTCATCGGGCAAAGAGACCACTGCAGAGCCATCATCCGACTCCGCGACCTGCATTTCTAGTTTTTCTGTAGGTGTCATATGTCAGTTTCCTTTCAAAACTTAAATAAACGCCTTAATCTTCAACGGGTCGCCGGTTACTTTGCCAATAAGTTCATGGTCATTAAAGAACGTAAACAGCGCGCGTCCTTTTAAGCCATCTTGCTCAAAGTCGACTTCCCAACGGTCGCCGCCCCACTTAGGAACGCGCACAAAATCACCAATTTGAGCCCATGCTCCTTCGGGCCATGGCTCCATTGTGTCACGTTTCTTGAAAGCCAAAGGTCCTATGGCAATAATTTTGCCAATCATGGTGTTCCACTTCTCGGCTTCTTTGGTTTCTTCGGGGATTACAATGCCGGCTGATGTTACTTTTTCTTTCACAGCTCTTATTTGAATAAGAACTCGAGCGCCATACGGCGACATAAGTGGATCTACTGCTGGAAACGCTTCTGCAAGCGTTTGTTCTACAATGTCATTCGACATTTTTTGCTTCCTCTAAAAGTTGATTAATTAAACTTAAGGCTTTTTCCAAGCCTACGTTTTCTCCAACCAAGCGTTGGTATGCTTCCCAAGACGAAGCATTGCCATTAGCTAAAGATTTTGCTATATCTCCTTGCTGTTGCTTAATCAAAGTGATTAGTTCAGCAATGGAAAACATTAGCAACCTCGAGCGCTACGCTTAGTCATGCCTCCATTTTTCATTGCTGATGCTTTGCCACCATAAGCCTTGGCCATAGGTTTGGCGTTTTTTTGTACTTTGCCCCCTTTCTTTAAATGCGTCTCTGCCCCAGGTTGCCCCATGGCAATTCTTTTATGCATATTGATAGGTCCTTCAGACATTTCTAAGTCCTCCTAGTTGAGATTGAAGTTGGTTTTGAGCTTCTAAAACCGTTTGCACTTGCTCACTTTGCAAACGTTGTGCATCTCGAGTCAACTCGGCTGCTTTCATTCTTTCATCAGTCAAGTTATTCTCGGTATTCATAAGTATTTCGGCCTGAAGTTTGCGCGCGTCTTGCTCATTAGCAGCGTCAAGTTTTTTGGCGTTCAACTGTACGTCGGCTTGATCTTTAATAGCTTTGCGCTGTGTTTCAGCCATTTGTGTTTGCACCAACGCTTGAATGTTAGGATCTTGCGGTTGTTGCATATTTTGACGCATTTGCTGTAGCATTTGCAACGCTTTTTGCATCATACCTTGCACACCTGCAAACTGCTCCATGCTATCTTGGTGTACATGCTGTCCAGCTGCTGCCAAAAGTTGCTGCGCTTCACGCATAATAGGCTCAACTTTTAAAACATTAAAAGGTCGATCCAACGCTGCCGAGGTATAAGAGTCCATGTGATTGAGATACCATAGCGTTAGATGTTGCTTTAAATGCTCAAGCAGGCCAGGTATAAACACCGGTGCAATGATAGGATTGGATCCATACATAGGATCTTTAAAGTAATCCAAATGGATTTGAATATGGGCCAAATGATCCTGCATGGGGAATGCCCCAACCGGTTTGCCTAGTGTCATGGCCACGTTCTCAAGCGCCGGATTCATATCTTTTACATCTGCGGGATCAGGCAATACTTCATTAATCTCAGGCAGTTTAATTTGTTTTAAGATTCTCTTTTCAACTGCAAGCCGATTGTACAAGTCCGGATTGGCTTGTGCTCTTGCAGCCAGCGTTTGAATTTGCGCATATCGTTGTGTTTCCGCAAAGATATGTGGATCAGATACTGGTACAATGTCCGAGTTCTTTTCAAAATCTTCTTTCTCGACATTTAAATCCTCAACAATCTCGCCAAAAGTTTGCTCATCCAAATACCAACGGTTGATGCGACCAAGCACACGCAAAACTCGCCGTTGACTATCATGCAGTCTGGCATGAATGGATGAGAACACAGCCGCGCCTTGCTCAATTAAAGCTTGCGTTGTACCAACAGGCGCGTTGGATGTTATGTCGGCGATCTTTTCCTCGCTGGTTGTGACAACGCCTTTTGCAGCCTGTGTTAACCAACCTAAGAGTTGGAATAAGATCGGGCTTGGTGGATTAAATGGCACAGGCATGGCGATCTTGCGCACATCATCTACACCAGGCGCACCTTCTATCTCCGCGACTTGTGTAGGCTCAATCTGTGTGGATTGTC